TAAAGGTGTTGAAACTACGATAGTTCCTGATAGTAAATTATCAGCAATATTATTCAGCATCAAATTGATTTTTAGTAAAAAGAATGCATTAACATTGTGTGAGAGGTATGATGGTAGATTTTGAAGTAATTAAAAATGAATCTGTAAAAGATTTAAGAGTGACTGAAGATAATTTGTTAGAAGCTTCTATGAGTTCAGCTTTAATATCAACTAAGTATTTAAGTTGGCATATGGACTATAATAGATATTATCAAAGTATAATTAAAGAAAAAGATAAACTTAAATTACTTTTGAACCTTTATTATACAGGTAAAGCAACAGCTGATCAAATTACAGCAGTTGGAATGAGTAAACCATTTACTTTAAAAATTGACAAAGTTGCTGATATTGATATGTTTATTGTCTCGAACCATAAATATGTTGAAATTGACAATCTAATTAATGAAGTAAAAGAACAGTTAAGATATATTGAGAGTGTGTTAGATTCTTTAAAATTCAGACACATTGTTATAAAAAATACTATTGATTGGAAGAGATTCCAGAATGGTTGCTAAGGAGGTTTGCTATGTAGGTATTTACTTTTTATTTTAAATAATATATACTAAATATGTTAAACTTTTTATAATTTTATTAATCATAACAGAAGGAATTAATTATGTCAGATAAAAATATTATTTTTAAAACTCCAGTTGCTGGACACGAAATTAAAGTTTCACAAAAAGTTTTGAAAGAAATTCGTAGTGAAGGTGGTTTTGTTTCAACTGCATCAAATGGTAAGTATGCTCAAGTTTTTGCATATGCAAATGGTAAAACTGAATATATTGCACCATTACATACAGCAATTCGTGAAGGTCGTGTTGCATATAAAAATGGTAACACATTAGATAACAGCAAATCAAACTTGGTGGTATTATAATGGTAGAAGAAACTAAAATTAAGTCTAGTTTATCATCTTTTATTGAACGTGTAGAGCGATTGAATGAAGAGATGGTAGCACTTAGAGCTGATATTAAAGAAGTTTATAATTCAGCTAAATCAGAAGGTTTTGATATTAAAGTTTTACGTCAAATTGTAAAGCTTCGGTCAATTCCAGCTGATGAACGTGAAGAACAACAACAATTGTTGGATACCTATATCAGCAGTTTAGGTGGACTATAAAGTTAAGAGTGGGTACTGGAGATATAGATTATCTGTGAAGGTATCCACTCTTTTTAATTATAAGAAAATAAAATGAAATTTAAAGTAAGTAGAGCATCTGATTATAATCATAGTAGTGAAGAAAAGGTAAAACCTATAGAAATAGCTAAGCCTGAAAAGATAGAACTTATTGATGTTAGAATATGGACTGAAGAAAAATTTAATGAAAAATTTGGTAAAGATTCTTGGCGCTCTGAAGGTTCAAATCATAGAATTTTAGAAAATGATTATATAGCAAGAGATACCGGAAGATTTGTAGATGTATTTACAATAGATGTAAATACTTTAGAAGATATTATAAATTTAATAAAATCTGAAGGTGATATTGTAATTGGTGATGATAGAAGTTATAAAGGTATTGATGGTCATATTACAATATATGATGATTATCTTGAATAATTTTTATAAGAGGTAGATAATAAGTGGAAAAAGGAGTAATTATATTTGATAATATGTTAGACATTATGAGATCTGAAATTGATAATATAATTATGCAAAAGATAAAGGAGACTAAAATGAACAATAACTTCGATATGATAAAAAGTTTTTATATTGATGAATTAAATTTTTTAGTATTATTAGATATCAAATTATCTCAAACAAACTCTCAACTAGAAAAAATTGAAATTTTAAAAGCATCCAGTATTTTGAACCCAACAATGTTTAAATCAGCATTAAATTATGTTTATGATTTCAATAGAATTTATGGTGTAACCTCAAAGACATGTATTAAAAAATCTGATTTAGTTGAACAAAATAATGAAACATTTACAAGTTTATTAGATAAACTTAATGATAGAGTTTATACTGGACATAAAGCAATCAGTATGGTAAATGGTTTTGTTGAGAATTTAGATGAACAACATAAAAATGTTTTTTGGAGAGCACTTGATAAGAATTTAAAAAATGGTGCATCAGAAACTTTAATCAATAAAGTTATGCCAGATTGTATTCCAACATTTGAATGTGCTTTAGCAAACAAATATAAAGATAGAGCTAATAAGGTTGATTTCAATACTCAAAGTTGGTTTATTTCCCGAAAGCTCGACGGGTGTTTACATAAAGATAGCTTATTAGAAACTGATCAAGGTGTATTTACCATTAAAGATGTTGTTGAAAATAATAAAGGAAATTTGGTTAAATCTTATAATATTGATGAAGAAAAAATAGAATATAAATCAATATTAAATAGATTTAAAAATGGTGATGATATAAATGAAAACACATATGAGTGGTATGAAATTGAAACTGTAGGTGGTAAAAAATTAAAATTAACGGGAAATCATAGAGTTTATTTACCAGAATTAGGTATATATAGAAGGGTTGATGAATTAGATGAAAATGATATTGTTCTTATAAATTAGATATCTAGTTTTCTAGATTTATAAATAATTATATAATTTAAAATATAAGGATTTATAATGACAGAAAATAATAAACATGTTTGTTTATGTGGTAAAGAATTTGATTCAATAAATAAATTAAAAGGACATAAAGCCACTTGTAAAATATTAAAGAGTTTTTTAGAAAAAGTATTATCAAAGGAATTTTTAACAGAAAATTTAATTGTTAATGGTTATACATCTAATTATATTGCAAATATAATTTTAAAAGATTGTGATGTTAAAATTTATGCTGGTATGATTATTGGATATGCAAAAAAATATGGAATAAAAACATTATCAATAAAAGAGGCTATGAATAAAAAAGAAACAAGAGAAAAATACAAACAAACATGTTTAGAAAAATATGGTGTAGATAATGTCAGTAAAAATAAAGAGGTTCATCAAAAGAAAAAAGATACTTGGTTGAAAAATTATGGTGTCGATAATATAAGAAAAGACACTGAATTTATTAAAAATAAAATATATGAAAAATATGGTGTGTATTGTGCAAGTGACATACCTAATAGAAAACATGGTAATAATGGATATGAAAGTAAACCACATAAAGAAGTTTTAAAATTATTAGATATATTAAATTTAAAATATAAGAGTGATATAAGTATAAATTTACGTAAATATAATGAATATTTTAAAAAAGAATATAATCCAAGACCAGATATTGTATTAGAAAATAATAAAATAATAGAGATATATGGAGATTATTGGCATGCTAACCCTAACAAATATAAAGATAATGATTTATTTTATACGTGGGTTGGACCAAAAACAGCTAAACAAATAAATGAAGAACATAGTGAAAGAATTAAACATATTGAATCGTTTAATTATAAAGTTTTAATTATATGGGAGAGTGAATTATGCAACAAGAACATAGTAATGCAGAGAATACTAGACTTTTTAAAATAAAAAGCATAAAGAAATTAGATGAATCATATGATAGATATGATATTGAAGTTGAAGATAATCATAACTATTTTGCTAATAATATATTAGTTCATAATTGTCGTTGCTTAACATTCACATCCTCGGGTAGTTCGTTCTCACGTGAAGGCAACCAATTCACAACATTATCTAAAATCCAAGATGAAATTAAGAAATTAAACATTCCAAGTGGATATGTTTTAGATGGTGAAATTTGTATCGTTGATGCAAATGGTAATGAAGATTTCAAATCAATTATGAAAGAAATAACAAAAAAAGATTGGACAATTCAAAATCCTAAATATAAAGTGTTTGATATTTTAACTGAAGAAGAATTTAACAATAAATATTCTGATGTATCATATGTTGCAAGAATGAATAGATTAAATTTTGATTCAAGTATTCTTGAGAAAGTTGGTTTTGTTAAAGCTTCTAATCAAGTTTTTGAAGAATGGAAACAAAAAGCCTTAGAAAATAATTGGGAAGGTTTAATGTTAAGAACCGATATTTATGAAGGTAAACGTGGAAACAACTTATTAAAATATAAAGAATTCCAAGATGCTGAATATGTTGTTGTGGGTGTGGAAGAATCTGTAAAACCAATTTTAGAAAATGGTGTTATGGTAAATAAACCATGTGTTGGTAATCTAATAATTATACATAAAGGAAATCGTGTAGGAGTTGGTAGTGGACTTGATAATAATCAAAGATTAGAGTGGTTAGAAAATCCATCTTTGATTGTTGGTAAGACAATAAATGTCCAATACTTCGAAGAGACTACGAACGATAAAGGTGAATTAAGTCTTCGGTTCCCCACTTTGAAGTTTATCTATGAAGATGGTAGGAAGGTATAAAAATGAATAAAGATTTATATTTAATACAATTTAAAGATAATTTTGGTGTTAATGATGTAATTACTATAAAAATTAATCAAATATTTAAAACTTCCGATGAATTATTAAAACATATACGTCAAGAATTAAAGTTAAAATATTATAAGATATTTCCAAATAAATATTGCAATTTTAAAATTTTAGCAATTAGTAAACTTGATGATTTATTAGTGCAGGAACCATATAATTTTAATAATGATGTAGTATTAAATAAATAAAAATTCTTAATGTATTGATTTTATTATTAATTTTTTTGTTGATTTCTAATTTTAAATATATTATAATATGTATATTCAGCAGATAGTTGCTGGAGAGTTTATAAATAATTTTATATGCTTTTTATACATCGTGAATCAGAAATTTAGCTCTATAGTATATCGGTTAAATATAATTTTATCAAATATACTATAGAGCTCAATTTTATAAATAATATTATAATTAATATAAAATAGGATATTATAATGTTTATTTGTAAAAAATGCGGAAAAGAACATGATGGTTCTTTTGGTTCTGGTAATTTTTGTTGTAGAAGTTGCGCTAATAGTAGAATTCATAGTAAAGAAACAAAATTAAAAATATCAAAAACTGCTAAATTAAATGTTCCTTGGAATAAGGGTAAAACATTTATAAATTATGAAGAAAGAATATGTCCAACATGTAAAAAAGAATTTAAGATTAATATTAAATATAAGAAAGTTTATTGTTGTGCAAAGTGTAATCCTAATAATGGTGGTTATCGTGAAGGATCAGGTAGATCTCATTCAGGTTATTATAAAGGAATATATTGCGGTTCAACATATGAATTAATATATGTATTATATAGATTAGAAAACAATTTACCAGTTAAAAGATTTAAAGGTTATTTACAAAATGAAAAGATTAAATATTATCCTGATTTCATTGAAAATGAAAATAATATAGTTGAAATTAAAGGATATCATACAGATTTAGTAGATGATAAATGCAAACTTGCTATTGAAAAAGGTTATAATATAAAAGTATTATATTTAGAAGATTTAAATAAATATTTAAATTGGATTAAATTAAATTTTAATTACAAACATATAGAAGAATTATATGATAATTATAAACCTAAATATGAATATACATGTGATTGTTGCAGAAAAGAATTCTATAGAAATAAACCTATAATGAAAGATAAAAAATATTGTTCACGTAGTTGTGCGTGTAAGTGTAAAAAACGCAATCCTCACTCGGAAGAAACTAAAAATAAATTAAGAATTATTAATATTGGTAAGCACCATACTGAAGAAACTAAAATTAAAATGAAAATTTCACAAAGAAATAGACGCAAAAAAGAGAAATTTTTATAATATTAAAAGATTTGTTGTTATGAAAAAAATACTAGTTAGAATGGGATTAACAACACTTAAGTGCAGGCAAGTGCTTTTTGAATATAGAAGAAAACGTTGTTTATATTTCAATTAAGAAATTAGTTAGATTGGTGGAATCGAATCCACATATAAAAATGGAACAATTAGCTAATTTCTATTGCCTTTTAAATTATGGGAGTGTGGTGAAATGGTAAACACACAAGATTTAAGATCTTGCACCTTCGGGTTTATGGGTTCAAGTCCCATCTCTCCTACCAAAATAAAGATATTCAATACTTGGTGAGTTAAAATCTATTATTGCAATCTGGTATAATCAAAAGGATTATGATTTTATAGTTTTATGTTGGTTCGAATCCAACTCTGCCAACCAACTATGGGTCTATAATTCAATGGTTAGAATAGGTGACTTTTAATCACCCTATCCGGATTCGACTTCCGGTGGACCCACCAATGGATTCTTAATTCAATGATAGAATAGATGACTCTTAATCATCTCATGAAAGTTTGATTCTTTCAGAATCCACCAAATAACAATTATTCCCGAATAGAGGAATTGGTCAACTCAGAGGATTGTTAATCCTCCGCGAAAGCATTGCAGGTTCGAGTCCTGCTTCGGGAGCCAATTATTATTGTTCCTATAGTTCAATTGAATAGAACACCAGCCTTCTAAGCTGAATATGAAAGTTCACTGAACTTTCATAATTTATAAATAATTATATGAATTATGAAAAATTATATAAAAATATTATTAAAAATAGAATAAACAGTCCAGTTGAAGGTTATACTGAAACCCATCATATTATACCAAGAAGCTTAGGTGGAAATGATAATAAAGAAAATTTAGTTAAATTAACAGCAAGAGAACATTTTATATGTCATTATTTATTGGTTAAAATTAATAAAGATAATGAATTAAATTATTATAAAATGTTAAATGCATTTTTAATGATGAAAGCAGTGACTCACAATCATCAGAGATATTTTAATTCAAGATTATATGAAGCATTAAGAACTAACTTTTCTAAATTGATGAGTATTTGTCAGAGTGGTAAAAATAATTCAAACTATGGTAAATGTTGGATTAATAAAGATGGTAAATCTTTATCGATTAAAAAAGAATATTTAGAACAATATTTATCTTTAGGTTATGTTAAAGGCAGAGTTAATGTTCATAGTGAAGAAAATAGAAAAAATATAAGTTTACGAACAACTGGTAAAAAAGCTTCTGAGGAAACTCGAAAGAAAATGAGTTTAACTAGACGCAGCATAAATTTTCATCTTTCAGAAGAAAGTAAAAAGAAAATAGGCTTAGCAAGTTCTCAAAGAAGACATTCAGAAGAATCTAAATTAAAAATGAGTAATTCTGCTAAAAGTAAACAAAAATTAAAATGTCCATATTGTGGTAAAGAATGTGATATAACTAATGCTAAACAATGGCATTTTGAAAATTGTAAATTTAAATAATACAGGAACACCATAAAAGTTTTATAAATAATATTATTACAGGGTGTCGGGCAGATGGTTATACCTACTTGCTTTGGGAGCAAGAGATCGTGAGTTCAAATCTCACTACCCTGAAAAAGATAATGCTAATTTAACTCAATTGGTAGAGTAGCTGATTTGTAATCAGCAGGTTGTGGGTTCAAGTCCTACAATTAGCACCAATATGATTAGTAACTAATGATGATTGGTTGCAGAGTGTTTTAAAATACGTAAACACCGATTATTATATCTCATCGTAAATGGTATAATAGTTTGATTAAACGTTGGTTTAGAGTGTATAGTCCAACAATGAAAAATACTTTATGGAGTTCAAGTTCCCA